ATAATACAAATAGTAATAATACTATACATAATACAATTAATATTAATAATTATGGTGAAGAAGATACTAAATATATTACAAAACAATTTATAGTAAATCTATTAGCAAACAAACCATTTAAGGCTATACCTGAAATGATTAAACATACACATTTTAACAAGGATCATCCGGAAAATCAAAATATAAAACTAACTAATAAAAAGGAATCATATGTAAAAGTTTTAAAAGATAATAAATGGGAGTATCAAGATCGTAAAAATACAATTACAGATTTAATAGATAAACAACATTTAAAAATTACAGATGAAAAAATTGAAAAAAAAATAGATAAAACTTGTTCTAATATACAGAAAAATAGCATTGAACGATGTAATGATTTATATATAAATGAAGATGGAGACTATATGAAACGACTATATAATGAAAGTGAATTAGTAGTAATTAATAATAGTTAATAAATTTATTCTAAAAAGTTTAAAAAGTTTTTTTTTGTCTAAAGTTTTTTTTTGTCTAAACTTTTTTCTAAAAAGTTTTTTTTTGTCTAAACTTTTTTCTAAAAAGTTTAAAAAGTTTAAATATACCAATTTTTATAAACTTCATCATTTTCTTTATCTTTTGTTTCTTTAATAAAAATATCAATAATTTTTTGTGTAATTATTTTTTTTTCTAATAGTTTTTTATCTAAATCAAAAGTATATTTAATAGTTTCATCATTCTTAGTTAAATTGAGTAAATTAAATTTTGAGAAAATATTATATAGATGTTTTTTCAATGTACGAACACCACCTTCATCATTAGTATATGTTTCAATAATATATTTAATATTATCTTCTTCTATTTGATAAGAGTCTTCGTCGATACATAATTGAGAATAAATTTCTCTTAAGAGATAATTTTTGGCAATATGGACTTTATCTTCTAATTTAAAAGCATCTGTTTTAATAGTAATAAGACGATCTAATAAAATAGGGTTAATTTTACTAATATCATTATATGAGAATATGAAAAGTGATTTAGATATATCAAATTCTATACCATTAAAATATTTATCAGTATACTGATTATTTTGAGAAGCATCAGTTAAATGAATTAAACTATTAATAATTTCTTCACCTTTTGGTGTTTCACTAACTTTATCTAATTCATCAAAATAAAATACTGGATTCATACATTTACATTCAATAAGAACATCTACTATTTTACCCCACATAGAGCCTTCATAAGTATAATTATGTCCTTCTAAAAATGAAGAATCGCTACAACCACCTAATGTAATAAAAGCAAATGGACGATCGATTGCTTTAGCAATACCATTTTTAACTAATGTGGTTTTACCATTACCCATAACACCTTGTATACCAATACAATTACCAATACTATTAGGATTAGTAATCCATTGAGCAATAATCTGAATAACTTGTTCTTTTGTTTTCGTATGTCCATATACGGCAGTATCTAAGGTTTTTTTCACATCGATAAGATAAGTGCCAATATCTTCAGAATTACTGCTATTTACATCAATCGGTAATTTTTTATATTTTTTAAAAGGGACTTTTAGCAAGCTATTAATCCAATTACTGTATTTAGTGGTTTCACTACCACCTAATAATTTATTAGAGAAAATGTCTTCAATTTTGTTAATAATCATAGATTTGTTGTGTAGTGGTAAATTAGATTGTAGGACTTTAAAACGTAATGGTGTTTTAATGTTATTAATACTAGAAATTTTGTTTTCTATTTTATCAATTTTTTCTTTTTTTGCTTCTTCAAGTGAATCATAATAAGTTTGTTCATCTTTATCGTATTTAACATTAATATATTTTTTATTATTTTTAATTTTATCAAAAATACTACGTAAATTAGATTTATTACTTTTTTCACTATATAATTCTTTTTCAAATTTATCAATAGCATTATTAATAATTTCTAATGGATTGTCGTTTGGTCCAGCAGTAGCAGTAATAATTATTTCATCATTTGATATTTTATCTATATCATATTTTTTATATAGTTCTTCAAAAGGAGATCTTACAGAAAATGGGGGTGTATTTACAACCTGTGGTCTATAATATGAATCACTATAGCCTCTTTCAACACCAATATGTTGTCTTGGTGTAAATATATTATGTTCGGTATTTAAATATCGTTGATTCCAGTAATTATCTAAATGCGAGTGAAATCGTGAAGTTTGTGGTGGTAATGGAGGAGATCTTTCATAAGGATTATTTGGAGTAAAACGACTAGGTGGATGTCGCGTGGAAGGTCTTGCTGAATACGGATGTGGTGGTCTATGATTATATCCATCAGTAAAAGACAGTAGAGGAGAATAAGAGCCACCTTTATTATTGATTCTATCAAGAAGTTTTTTATGTAATAAATCAAATTTATTTTCATTTTCATTTTTTTTGATAGCATCGTGTGAACATGAATTTAGATCAAGGGGTGGAATATTAAATTTAGAAGTTCTAGTGGATGTATTCTTCTTAGTATGTGTATTTGTATCAATAGTTGTGTTTTTTTCAATATGTTCTATATTTTTAATTTTTTCTTCTATTTTATCACAATCATTGGTTATTTTATTTTTTTCTTCAATAAAATTATTTATATGTTTTCTTATATTATTCATTTTATCATTATATGTAGAATTAATTTTATCTTCTGTTTCAACGAGAATATTATAATTATCCTCTATTTTTTCACGAATACTTTTTAAATTAGAACGTAATTTGTCATTTGAATTATTTATATTATCTTTTTTAATATTATTATCTAAAATACTTTTAATAATATTAGCACTATTAGCATCGTCATTAGCATCATTATCATTAGCATCGTCATTAGCATTGTCATTAGCATCGTCATTAGCATTGTCATTAACATCATTAGCATCGTCATTAGAATTATTAGTATCCATACTAATTTCATTGTGTTCTGTAATGACTTCATTATTTTCGGTAGAAATTGTATTAAAATGATTTTTTAGTTTATTATTGGAGTCATTAATAAGATCAATAATTTTTCTATTATTAGAATTATTAGACATAGAATCAATAGATTTTTTTTCATTAGTTGTATCGTCCTTATTGATTAGTTTACTGTAATTATTAAGTATTTTTTTCATATCTTTATCGTTCATATTATTCAATAAACCAGATTTATTTAAAAAATCTATTATTATATTTATTTCATCGTCTGTCATATTAATAAATATATAGTAATATTTTTTATTTAAATAAATATTATTGTATATAAATAAATTTTCTAATTATATGATATACAGTTTTATTAATAAATCACTTAAAAATATATTCATAAATATTTAAATAATGAAAACAAAAATAATTTCAGAAATTGGTATAAATCACAATGGAAATTTAGATTTATGTAAAAAAATGATAATGGCATCAAAAGTAGCAGGATGTAATTATGTTAAAATTCAAAAAAGGAATCCAGATGTATGTGTTCCGGAAAATCAAAAAGATAAAGTAAAACAAACACCTTGGGGAGAAATGACATATTTGGAATATAAACATAAAATAGAATTTAATGAAGAACAAATAAAAAATTTATTTGAGTATTGTAAAGAAATAGATATTGAATTATTTGCTAGTGTATGGGATATTGATTCAGCAAAATTAATGAGAAAATATACAAATATTGTAAAAATAGGTAGTGCTTGTATTACAGATTTAGAATTATGTAAATTTGTTAGAGAAACATTTGATTTTGTTATAATATCAACAGGAATGAGCACAGAAAAAGAAATAGAACAATGTTTAGATGTATGTGATGCGGATGTAATTATGCATACAAATTCAACATATCCTTGTCCTGAGGAAGATTTAAATTTAAGATATATAGAATGGTTAAAAAATAAATATCCAAATAAGGAAATTGGATATAGTGGTCATGAATATAGATTATCTACAACAGTTGTAACAATAGCATTAGGAGCTACTTGGATTGAACGGCATTTTACATTAGATAGAAATATGTGGGGTAGTGATCAGAAATCATCTGTTGAATTAGTAGGAATGCTTCATTTAATAGAACAAATAAAAGAAGTAGAAAAAGCAACACAATATAAACCACAAGAAAGAATATTATTTGAAAAAGAAAATGAAAAAAAAATGAGTTTGAGGAAATAAATTAATCTAATTTTTTAATATATAAACCTTCATTTAATGAATTATGAATATTTTTTATAATAACATTTTTATTTTTTAAAAATTCATCAATTTTATAAAATGGACCCCATTTTTGAGAATTATAATCATCTATTATAATAATTCCATTTTTTACTACTCTATTCCATATTTTTGATAAACAAATATATGTAGGATTTTCAACATCAACATCAATATATATAAAACAAAATTTACTATTATTTTCAAGTAGGAAAGGTTCTAATGTAGTTTCTACATTACCTTTTATACAATGTAAATTTTTAAAACCGATATTTTTTGCGGAAATTTCAAAATGTTTTGTTGTATTTCTTTTATAATTAATTCTTTCATAAATTTCAGAAATTTGTGTTTCTTCTATTTTAGAAGACATATTTATTTCATCTTCAAAAAAATCAAATAAATATAAATTTTTATTTATTCCATTCATTAATAATGATTTCATTATTTGAAAAGAAAAAGTTCCTTTCATTATACCAAATTCTATAATATTACCAGGTAAATTACTATTTAAAACTTCATTTATAATATTTTGTCTAGAAAACATTAAATTAAATAGATTTGTGTCTGTTGATAATAAAAAGTTATTGTATAAAAAATATTGAATATCATTTGAATCATAATTACCACTAGCTGTTTTAGTATTATTTTGATAAATATAATTTAAATTATCAATATCTTTTTTTGTTAAATCCATTATATAATTATATTATTAACTATTTTTTAAATAATTGAATAACCACCATCAATTATAATATTTTGACCTGTTATTTGATTCATATTAATTAAATAATCTATACTAGTAGTAATTTCTTTTAAATTTATTGTAGTATTTAATGGAACATTTTTATTATATTTTTTTTTAAATTCTTCATCATTTATAGATTCTTCAACTCCACCTGGACCAATACAATTTATTTTTATATTATCTTTACCTAAAATTGTTGCTAAATGTTTAGTTAAACCAATAAGACCATGTTTAGAAGCAGTATATGCTGGATTTTTAATTTTACCATTATATAAATCTAAACGCGGGGAAATAACAGAATACATACTGGATATATTAATAATATGTTTTAATGTATCTTTATATTTTCTATAACATTCTTTTATTATAATAAATACAGCATTTAAATTAATATCTATCATTTTTTTAAAATAATCAATATCAATATCTAATAATGTCTCTGTTTTTAAAGGAACAGCATCAGGTATTCCAATACAATTAATTATATATTCTAAATTATCAATATTTAAATCTTCTATAAATTTTTGAACTTGTTTTTCATCGGTACAATCAATATATGGGTCAATATTTATATCCAAGTCAATTATATTATATTTATCTTTATAATAATTTTTAATATATTTACCTAAAACACCATTTGACCCACTTATTAATATAGACATTTATATATAATTATATTTATTTCTTTAAATTATTAAAAAAATTTATAGTTTTTTTTAAACAATATGCTTTATATTTTGCTAAATCTAAATTACGATAACTTGTTTTAAATACCATTAATTTTTTTTGTAATTCTTCTGCTATTGGACATAATCCTTCATTATAATGTATATTTTTATATATTTCAGGATTACATTTAACAAAATTTCTATTTTTCATAACAGGTTCTAAATAAGGTACTTTCCAAGCACCATAAAATCCATCACCACCCATTTCAATATATTTTTGTCTAAAATCATACCATGATACATTCATATATTTTTCTCCTTCATATATAATTCCTAAAGCCCAATAAGTATTTGTTCTATCAGGAGGTGTTTTTTGTGGAATTAAATAATCACAATCTTTTATTATTTCTAAAAAATATTCTGCACTTTTAATTCGTAAATTAACTATTTCTTCTATTCTTTCAAATTGAGCATATGCTATAGCAGAATTAATTTCAGGAAGTCTATAATTATATCCTATTTCATCATGTCTTTCAAAATTTGGATTCTGCCAAACATCTCTATTTAATTTTACAACCCCATTATCTGCTTTTAATGTTTGAAAACCATGACTACCTACTTTACGTGAATATTCAGCATATTTTTCATTATTTGATATTAACATACCACCTTCTCCACAAGAAATATGTTTAGAATTTTCAAAACTATAACTAGACATATCACACATAGAACCAACTATTTTTCCTTTATAATAACTTAATACACATTCAGCATTATCTTCAATTACAGGTATATTATATTTTTTAGATATTGTTAATATTTCATCTAAATCACAAGGTAATCCATAAATATTTACTATAAAAATAGCTTTTGTTTTATCTGTTATTTTTTCTTCTATTTTTTTTGGATCAATACAAAAAGTTTCAGGATTAATATCTACATAAACTGGAATTGCATTACTATGAATTGTAGTAGTTGTATTCATAATAACAGTTAAGGCAGGAGAAATTACTTCATCACCAGGTTTTACACCAACAGCTAATAATGCGGCATGCATAGTAGATGTTCCTGAATTAAATGCTATACCATATTCACAACCCATTTTATTTGCGAATTCTTTTTCTAATGTTTTAGTCCATGAACCATTTTTACATGATAAATTATTACTATTTAATATTTCATTCATATATTTAATTTCATTACCTATAAATTTTTTTGCATTTTTTGTTACTAATTTTATATTTTTTTCTTGATTTAATTTCCAATCTTTCTTTCTAAATAAATTTATATTTTTTATTTCTGGATTTTTATTAATAATATCTATTATTGTTTCTAAATCTAAATATTTACTATTAGATTTATATAAATTATTAGATTCATATAAATCAATTATTTTATTAAAAAATTCTAAATCTTCTTGATAATCTAAAGTCATTCTTATATCATCACGATAATATTTTGTATTAACATTTTGTAATTCTTCAATATTAAATATTCCAGTATCTGTAAAATATACCCACATCATTTCAGTATTTAAGTCATTTTTTAAATTTATTACTCTTTCTAAAGCATTAAAAGTAAAACAATATGTAAAAGCTCCACATATTAATTCTGTATGATCACCTTTTATAAAATCACAATTGTTTTTTTCTATTTGATTAAAAGCACTATTTATTAATTCAGGTTCGCAAAATAAATCATCTCCATCTACTGTTACAATATTTTTAATTTTATAATATTTACAACAATCATACCATCTTTGTAATTTATCATTTTCACTACCACGAAAACATTTAATATTATTTATATGTGCTATTTCTTCTAATGTATCATCTTCTTTATTTATAGTTGTACATAATATTATATCATAATTACAATGTTTTAATCTATTAATAAGATATTCTATTGTAGTTATATTATTATTTAATTTTATATATGCTTTATTTTTTAGACGTGTTGATTTTGATCTTACTGTTAATAAAACAAAATTCATTATATTAATATATAAAAATAAATATTTAAATATATTTATACATATATAATATGAATATGAATAAAAATTTATTAATATATGGTCCTGCTGATACATCTGAAAAAAAAAAAATATAGATATTTATTTGTATAAATATATAGCCTATTTTAATAATGATATATTTAATATACATACATTAAATTTAAATTATTTTAATCATATTTATATTATAATTAATCCATATATTTCATTTTGGAAAACAAATTCTCTATGTGATTATTTAAATTCAATCTTAAAAAATACAAATTATAATATAACTATTATATTACATTGTGATTTTAATAACAATAATAGGACTAAAGAAATACAAATTAAATTTAAAAAATTCAATTTACACGAATCTATTTATAAATATTTTTATTATTATAATAAAAATATTTATAAATATAATAATACAGAATATATATTAAGTAAATTAGAATTATTTTTATTTTATATCATAGATT